CTAGTAACTTCAGAAATTATCTAACGGATAGTAGTGTACAAACCACTGGAGTAGTCTTCGAATGGGATGAAGAACTTTACCAATCTGATAATACTCAAGGGTGGGTTTATAAGACAGAAGCGCAAAGAAAGTTGGATAAACTTGGTTTGTCTGTTAATGATCTTAGAGAATTATTAGGCATGTAATTCGTTGACATAAATAACTAAAATAGAATATCACATCGTAAATAAATAGAGATAATCCCTGATGGCAGCAGCACTAGATTTTCCGTTAAGTCCATCTATAAATGACATTTACGTTGCCAATGGCAATAGATGGCAGTGGAATGGGTCATCCTGGAAAAGACTTGGCCAACTAGGACCTCAAGGTACTCAAGGAACACAAGGAGTTCAAGGTGTTCAGGGTATTCAAGGTATTCAAGGTTCTAACTTTGATAGGGATGAATATAGATTTGTAGCAACAGAAGGACAAACCAACTTCAGTGTAAATTATGCACTGATTGGTTCTATGGATGTCTTTGTTAATGGCGTCCACTTAACCACGACAGAATACACAACTTCTGCTGGTAATACTTTAATTCTAAATTCTGCATTAGTTGCTGGAGATATTGTAGATGTAGTTACCTTTGAATCTGCTGGACCTCAAGGAACCACCGGCGTTCAGGGTGTTCAAGGGGTTCAGGGTACTCAAGGCATTCAAGGTATTCAAGGGGTTCAGGGTAGTAGATATTGGGTATCAGGTGTTAATGGTATTAGCACTACGGCAAATCTTGGTGTTTCAACAACAACAGCAAGTTCAATTTATGCATTAGATGTACATGGTGATGCTAGGATTACTGGCATATTGACTGTTGGATCTTCTTCTGTAGTTATTGATGGAGATAATAACAGTGTTCATATTGGATCTGGAGTAACAATTACTCAAACATCTTCATATTTTGATGGCGGTTTTACAGTTGCTGGAGTTGGAACTTTCCAAAGTGATCTTTTTATTGCTGGATCTCTTACTGCTGGATCTGGTGGTGGAGGAGCTTCGATTGGTGATGATATTGTAACTAGAAACTTATATACAAATGGTATTTCTACCTTTGCTAGTCAGATTTCAGGAACCACAGCATCATTTAGTGGTGATGTAACTGTTGGTGGTGTCCTTAAGTATGAGGACGTAACCAATGTAGATTCTGTTGGTATTGCCACCGCTCGTTCTGGTCTCAGAGTCACTGGTGGTGGATTGGATGTAGTTGGAGTTGCTACTTTTAACAATGGTGTTGATACAATTGATGTTGATGGGCATACTGAACTTGATAACGTTAATATTAGTGGTATTGTTACTGCATTTGAACTAGATGTTGATGGACACACTGAACTTGATGCATTGAATGTATCTGGCGTCGCAACGGCAACCAGATTTGATGGTGATCTTAATGCACTTGGAAAGACTTACTATGTTGCTACAACTGGTAGCGACTCGAATTCTGGTGATAATATTAATGAACCATATCTCACCATTGCACAGGCACTGAGTGTTGTTACGAATGGTGACATAATCAACATTTCTGCTGGTACTTATGAGGAAACTTGCCCTCTTACAGTTCCTAGAGGAGTAACTGTTAAGGGTGCTGGTTTAAGAGCAACAACAATTAAACCTTCAGATGCTACAAAGACTAATAATGTATTTGAACTAAATGATATCTCTACATTAGAAGACTTTACTATTAAAGATTCTTTCTATAATTCTTCTACCGATACAGGATATGCTTTCGCATATGCAACTGGTATCGCAATCACGACTAGAAGTCCTTATATCCAGAGAGTAACTGTTCTTAATACTGGATCTACAGTAACTACAAGTGATCCATATGGATATGATACTCCTGATAATCCACCAACAACATACCTGGCAGGTAGAGGTGCGTTAGTTGATGGATCTAAGGTAGCAAGTAATTCATTAGAAGCAGGAATGCTTTTCAATGAAGTAACATTCTTTACACCAAACAACAAAGGTATCATCCTAACAAATGGTGCTCGTGCAGAATACCTAAACTGCTTCCACTACTTTGCCTCTCAGGCAATTGTTGGTCTTGGTGGTACGGTTGGTATTGCAGGTACTGCTGAAACAAGACTTAAGTTTAGAACTCCTGGAGTAACACCATCAGTTAATGATGTTGTTAAACTTTATGACTCTGGTGGTTCAGTAGTTGCTGTTGGTACGATCACTAATTATAATACTGATTACGCTAGAATTAGTGGTAAAGGATATGGTACATTTACATCGGTTGGTATTGGAACCACACAGGATGTTAGGTTCTTCCAATCTGATGGCGTAACTCAAACTGGTATTGCTAGTGCTATTACTCTTGCCGACTATACTATGTTTGGTGCTGAGATGCGTTCAGTCGGTTGTGCCGTTGAATATGGATCTCAAGGTGTTGTTGCGGATGGGGTTGGTGTTCAGTTAAGACTATTTGCTACTAACTTTAATCATGTTGGAACAGGTAAAGATTTTACCAATGACGCAACACTTGTAGTACAGTCTAATGAAGTAGTTGAACTTAACAGTGGTCAAGTTTCTTTTGTAAGTATTGATCAATCTGGAGACTTTAGAGTTGGCGATTCTCTTTATATCAATCAAGAAACTGGGCAAGTAAGTTTTGCCTCTACATCTTACGACCTAGAGAATGTTGGAAACCTGGTTGTTACTGATGGAGTTTCGAATCAAACTCTCATTACTCCAACAAGTTTAACTGTTGGTAACCTTCAACTTGCTGCTAATACATTCTCTTCAACTACTGGTAACATTAACATTGATCCTGCAGCATCTAATAAGACAATTATCAATGGAAGTTTAGATGTTAATGGAGGAAATCTTACTGTTTCTGGTATTTCTACATTCCAAGATAATGTATATCTTGGTGATGATGATAGATTGTATTTTGGTGATGGTGATGATTTACAGATTTACCATGGTGGAGGTCATAGTTTTATTAGAGAGATTGGAACAGGAAGACTATACTTAGATGGAAGTAGTGTTCATATAAGATCAAACTCTAATGAACTGGCAATAGAGGCAAATCAAAATGCTGAGGTATCACTCTACTACAACAACTCCAAGAAATTTGAAACCACAGTAGGTGGTGTTGACATCACTGGACATGCTGAACTTGATAATGTTAATATCTCTGGTATTCTCACTGCCACTAGTGCTGAGTTCAGTGGAAACGTAACAGTTCTTGGCGACCTTACTTATGAGAACGTTACCAATCAAGACTCTATTGGTATTGCCACTGCCAGATCTGGATTAAGAATTACTGGTGGTGGATTTGAGGTAACTGGAGTTTCAACCTTTAATGATAACGCATACTTTGGTGATAACAATAGAATTTATTTTGGAAATGATAATGATGGGTGGTTATATTCTGACACTGATAACCTCATTCTTCATGAAGATAGTTCTACAGGAACACTACTTCTCCGTGGTCAAGATTTAAAACTTCAAAACCCATCACAATCAAATGAGAATTGGGTTGAAGCACTTAATGATGGATCTGGAAGAACTGTAAGACTCTTCTATAATGGTTCTAAGAAACTTGAAACCACAGGGTATGGAGTAACAGTTGTTGGAACTACATTTACTAACCAGGTAAATGTTACTGGAGTTTCTACTTTTGTTGGAACTATTTTTGCTCAAGGAACAGTACAAGCAGCAGACTTCAATACCACTTCAGATGAAAGATTCAAAGAAAATATTGCAGTAATTGATGATCCAATCGGAAAAGTTTCTCAGATTCGTGGAGTTACCTTTGATTGGATAGAATCCCAAGGTGGATTACCTTCTGCTGGTATCATAGCACAGGAAGTTGAAGCAGTGATGCCACGATTGGTTTATGGTGATACTAAGAAGGGTGTAAATTACAATGGTTTAGTGGGTCTTTTGATTGAAGTTGTAAAAGAACAACAACAAAAGATAGAAGAACTCGAACAAAGAATATCTGCACTGGAGTGATTTCCTAAATACTAAAAACTACCTAGTGCAAACGAGGACGGTAGATGGCAATTAAGATTTCTAATTCTACTATTGTTGATGATAGTAGAAATATCGTAGACGCTGGAATATCCACATTTGTTGGAGTTGGTACGTTCCAAAACGATCTTTATGTTGGAGGTACTCTCCATGCATCAACACTTAATGTTGAAGGTGGAGGATCAGTTGGAGAAGATATTACTACAAGAAATTTAAGTGCTTCTGGTGATCTAGATGTAGATGGGCATACAGAACTGGATAATGTAAGAATATCTGGTGTTCTTACTGCTACTAGTGCATCATTCAGTGGTGATGTAACGGTTGGTGGAACTCTTACTTATGAGGACGTAGTTAATGTTGATTCTGTTGGTATCGCTACGGCAAGATCTGGTCTAAGAATCACTGGTGGTGGATTAGATGTAGTAGGAGTTTCTACATTCCAAGGTGATGCATATTTTGGTGATAATGATTCACTTTATTTTGGTGCTAGCTATGATTTATACATTCGGCACCAATCTGGTTCTCCAGGCAGAAATTACATTCAGGCGCAAAGTGGGACTCCTTTGTCGATAAGATCTGGAAGTAGTGGTAGTGATTATATCGACATTGCAGACAATGGTGGAACCAGATATTTAAAAACGTGGCCAAGTTCTGTATTTGATGATGGTGAGCAGGTTGGTAAATACATTTCACTTTATCAAGACGAGAACGAAAAACTTAAAACGCAAAACTATGGTATTGACGTAACTGGAACGATCCAGACTGACCAACTGAATGTTTCTGGTGTCTCTACATTCCAAGGTAATGTAGATCTTGGTGATGATGATAAGATAATATTTGGTGCTGGTCAAGACTTACAGATTTATCATAATACTAGCAGTTACATTATCAACACTACTGATCACTTAATAATTAGAAATGCCGCTGCTGACAAGGGTATCTATATTTCTGCCGACAATGGTTCAGGTTCAGGCACGACTGGATACATCCATGCAAATGGTCTTACTGGTGAGGTTATTCTTTCCCATTATGGCATTCAGAAGTTTGCTACCAAGTCTACTGGTATTGATGTAACAGGAACAACAGATACTGATCAACTGAATGTCTCTGGTGTTTCTACATTCGTTGGCATTGTTACCACACAAGATAATCTTTTTGTTGGTAATGATCTAAGTATTGCTGGTGATGCTCGTATCGTTGGTGTTCTTACTGTTGGTTCATCTTCGGTTACTCTTAATGGAGATACTAATACAATTAGTGTTGGATCTGGAGTAACAATTCATACCACAACAGCATCATTTAATCAATTAGAAGTTGCTGGTATCGCCACATTCCAAGGTAATGTAAATCTTGGTGATAATGATAAACTGAGATTTGGTGATGGTGTAGATTTAGAAATCTTTAGTGATGGGAGTACAAGTTATATTCAGGAAACTGGCGCTAGTAGTGCTTTATGGATAAAAAGTAATTCTACCGAAATTAGAACTGGTGGAAATCAACCTATAGCAAAGTTTATTGATAATGCAGGTGTAGAGTTATACTATGCTTTCGGTGATAAGAAATTTGAGACCACTTCTGGTGGTGTAAGTATTACTGGTAATGCAGAAGTTAGTGGAGATCTTACCGTTCTTGGTACATTAGTTTATGAAGACGTTACTAACGTTGATGCGGTTTATATTTCTACCGCTCGTTCTGGTCTTAGAATCACAGATGGTGGTCTAAATGTAGTTGGTGTATCTACATTCCAATCTGGAGTAGATGTTGTTTCTGGAGGAATAGATGTATATACTGGTGGAACTTATAAGATTAACAGTGCTGATGTTCTTTCAGCGACCACTCTTGGAGCAGGAGTTACCAATTCTTCTCTGACTACTGTTGGTGCTGGAGTTATTAGTAATCGCGCTGAACTAACTTCTGGACAACCATCTGGTAGCGATTATATTCTTCTTTATGATGCTGATGTTGGAGACTTAAAGAAGGCAACTATTTCCAATGCTGCTCTTCAGGGTGTTCAAGGCACTCAAGGTATTCAAGGAACTCAGGGTATTCAAGGAATTACAGGTACTCAGGGCATCCAAGGTATTCAAGGTACTCAAGGAACTCAGGGTACTAATGGAACTCAGGGTACTCAAGGAACTCAGGGTACTCAAGGAACTCAGGGTACTAATGGAACTCAGGGTACTAATGGAACTCAGGGTACTCAAGGAACTCAGGGTACTCAAGGAACTCAGGGTACTCAAGGAACTCAGGGTACTCAAGGAACTCAGGGTATTCAAGGAATTACAGGTGCTCAAGGTACTAATGGAACTCAGGGAATCACTGGTACTCAAGGCACTTATGGTACTCAAGGTGTTCAGGGTATTCAAGGCATACCTGGACCAGTTGCTGGATCAGCAAACCAAGTTCTTTACAAAAATGGATCTAACGTAGCAACTACTTCTAGTAATCTAACTTTTGATGGAACAAACTTAACTTGTGCTGGATCAGTAACATCCAATTCTGATATTAAACTCAAAATTAACATTACAACTATTGCAGATGCTCTTGAAAAAGTTTGTAAATTAAGGGGTGTTGAGTTTGATTATAAAGAAAATGGACAACATTCTCTTGGATTTATTGCACAAGAGGTTGAAAATATTATTCCTGAACTTGTATTTGGTGATGATCCAAAGTCAGTTGCGTATCAAAACTTTGTTGCTCTTTTAGTTGAAGCAATTAAAGAACTTAGATCTGAAATTTATTTACTTAAAGAAGAAATAAATAATCTTAAAGGTAATAATTGATATGGCAACCAGATTAAATTCAAATAATATTGAAATTAGTTCTGTAACTACTTCACAGAGAAATTCCTTAAGTGCTACCACTGGAATGGTTGTTTATAATACGACCAGTGGAAATGTTGAAATCTATACTGGATCAGCTTGGCAGGCAATTGGTGACCAAGGAACACTACAAGCATCTGGTGGAACAGTAACAACTTCTGGTGGATATAAAATTCATACATTTACTTCTGGTCCAGATACATTTCAGGTTACTTCCGCAGGTGCTGGATCTGTTGAAGTTTTAGTTCTTGGTGGCGGCGGTGCTGGGCATAGATCTGCTCCTCCCGGAACACTAGGTGGTGGAGGAGCAGGTGGTGCTGGAAGATTATATTATTCAAATAGTTTTGCAGTATCTGTTGGAAGTTATGCAGTAAGCATTGGTGGTGCTGGTTCAGCAAATGGTGGTGGTGGAGGGACCACTACATTCGGTCCTATTACCTCCCCTGGCGGCGGTGGTGGTGGAATTGGTATGCAAGGACCATCTGCTGGCGGCGGTCAGAGTGGCGGTTCAGGTGGTGGTGGTGGATGGGCTGACCCTGGACCACAAAACGGCGGTTCAACCAACTCTTCCACTGGAGGAACCGATGGTTCTAATTCTCCTGGTTCTGGATGGGGACATCCTGGATGGAGAGCACCTGGATATGGTGGTGGCGGTGGTGGTGGTGCCGGACAAGGAGGACCAACTGGAACCGTTGGATGGAATGCTTCCACTTCTGGTCGAGGATTAACTTATAGTATTTCTGGATCTTCTGTTGGTTATGCTGGTGGTGGAGAACCAGGAAATGGTAGACCAGATCCAGAAGTTCCGACTAATGGAATTGGATATGGTGGAGGTAGAAGACCAGGTAAATCCCCAAGAAGTGGTCTAGCAAATAGAGGTGGTGGCGGCGGTGGAACCGTAGGACCAAACTCAGGTGGTGGTAATGGTGGATCTGGAATTGTTATTGTTAGATATCTTTCCGGTTGATGGAGCACTTAATTGAAGTAAATCAAAAAGTAGGGATATATGAGTTTAAATATCCCTACTTTGAGAAATTGAATGATGAACTAGAAAAAGATATAAGAAGTAGTGGAGATGTTCAAAACAAGAACACTTCATGTAGATGTTACATGACTTCTTTTAATATGAGAACACCATCATTTAAAAAACTGATGGACTATATTATTGCGTGCTTAAATGATCATGGAAACTTTAATGAACTATGGCGTGGTTCCTGGGAGGTTGGTAATATATGGGGTTTAATCTACAGAGAAAATGAATATGCTTTAACGCATCATCATTTTCCAGCAACATATTCCTTTGTATATTATGTTCGTTGTCCAGAGGGATCTGCACCACTAGTGTTCAATGAGTTTGAATTTCACCCAAAAGAAGGGGATATTCTAATATTTCCATCTCTACTTGAACATAGAGTGCCCCAACATAAAATAAATAAAGAAAGAATAATAGTAAGTGGAAATCTTTATATTTCTACTGAATATGTAAAAAACAAATTTTCATAATCACATGGCACACTTTGCTCAAATAGGATTAAACAACGTCGTTAAAAATATTGTCGTTGTTGATGAGTCTTTTTTTGAAGATGGAGAAGGAAATCGTAGTGAAGAGAACGCGATCCAAAGATTGATAAACAATACTGGACATTTGACTTGGGTTCAAACATCTTATAATACCAGACAAGGTGTATATCTTAATCAAGATTTAGAACCAAGTACGGCAAAACAACCTTTAAGAAAAAATTATGCTGTAATTGGTGGGACCTATGATCCAGATAGAGATGCTTTCATTCCACCAAAACCTTTTGATACATGGACTTTGAATGAGGATACCTGTGATTGGGAACCACCACTACCATATCCAACTGATGGTGGGCAATATGATTGGGACGAAGCAACACAGACTTGGATCCTTTGGAAAACCGCAGAGGAGTATGCTGAATTCATTTTAACAGAGCCACCTGATGAGGATGATCCTGACGCATAGTCATACCATCATACCAGTTCTTAAGACTCCATAGATAACACTGAGAATACTTTGAACTATCATAGGTCGAACCACCATAACTTTCTGGTAGAATGTCATGGTGGTTTGTTGTCTTTATGTACTCTAAGATTGCACCAAACTTTTTATCTTTGAATGTTATTGTCTTGGCATAGTCCCAGAAAGGAGTATCATACTTTGAACCAAAGTGATAGTGCCAGAGAATAAAGTTTCTGGTTTCATCTAAGTAATTCATCATATCTTCTGTTGCTTTCTGCCAGGTAGTTTTCTTATCAATGATTACATCATAAACTTTTCTAGCCCATACAAGATAACTTTGAACTGATGTTGACTCTAGTGGTTCAAAGAAGAAGAATTTATTTCCATTCAAGATAATTCTTTCATCTATAACTGGATTTTTAGCGATGTAATTCTTAAAGGATACATGCTTGGTTATCTCTACATCAAACAAATCCAACATATTCTTTTCTGCTTCTTCTTTTGAAGTTATCTTGTCATTATAAGAATATCCAACGCAGTATGGATTTGATGGTGACTCCTTAACCGTTGGAATTACAAATGTCCATCCATCTGGAGTTGCCACATGTCGACTCCAAGAAACTTTCTCAGTGTCCCAATTTGGTTTTGCGAGAATACATGAATTGATTGGGTGATTAAGAAGATCATACTCGGCGTAATCTTCTGGTTTTCCCCTACAATCAAAGATGTAATCAGCATCAATGTTTGATATATCTTTTACATCATCTTCTACGACTTTGAATAGACCACAACCTAGCACATAATCTTGCATCTCTTTTGGACAATAGTGCATTGCCATTTGGTCCGCAGAGAATGGGTGGAACCAGTTTTCATGCTTCTTTCCCCAATTCTCATACAGTATTCCAGTTTTAAACGTTGCATGAATTGGATTGCTGTACCAATCAAATCCTGTTGCTGCCCATAGAAGTTTCGGTGGTTCTTGTACTGTTGCCTGTCCTACTTTTTCTGTGGGAATGTTTGGATTATATCTTAATTCTATTTCTATAGATTCATCTTTTCTTGTATGCCAAGCATAATGTAATGCCGTAAGACACCCAGCATTACCCGCACCAACAATTACTATTTTCAAAGTATTTGATATAACTACGGTATTTATTTACGATCTAAATAACATCGTATATCACTTATTTGATTATATGGCTTACAGAAAGTTTAAGGGTATCGAGTACCCAGTTCCTGGTGTAGATACCGCTATCAATACACTTCGTCCAGGTGCCCGTTGGGACTTATCAAATACCACCTTTGTTGGGTGGGAAGATGATGAAGGTAGAGAACCACCCACTTGGGAAGAAGTTGAAGCCGAAATTGTAAGAGAAGTAGAAATTTATAACTACTATCTCTATGAGAGAACTCGTGAGAAAGAGTATCCACATGTTAAAGACCAGTTGGATATGCTTTACCACGATATAAAGTCTGGTAATTTATCTAATGGTGCTTGGATTGCTGCTATCGACGCAGTCAAAGAAAATAATCCTAAACCTGAAGGACCAGAACCAAAACTTATATAATATCTGAAAATTGTAATCAATTATGGCATATCTGACTAGTTGGCACATATGAACACTATATTGTTGTAGCATATGATGATGTAGATTTGGTTCGTAAGAGAAGAATCTGCACGTATGATTTTTCGAATGATGTTCTGATTCAACAAAATGTGAATGATCTTCTTCCAACATTTGATAATGTAGAATAATATTGACACTATATCATTTACCATATATAATCTATCAAAAAATGTTTCGAAATCAATTTATGAATTTTTCTGTTTATTCCAAACCAGATTGTCCCTATTGCTCAAAGGTAAAACAAGTTCTTGAGTTGACGGGAAGCACCTTTGTGGTTTATACTCTTGATAGGGACTTTACTAAGGAAGAGTTCTATTCTGAATTTGGAGAAGGATCTACTTTTCCTCAGGTAATTTGTGACGAAAAGAAACTAGGAGGATCAGTTGACACAATCAAATTCCTCAAAGAGCAACGAATCGTCTGATAACAACATAAATAAAAGCAAGATCCGTGTTAATCGCGGGGTTGAACTTATTCTTCATGGAGGTAAAAGAAAGCAAACTCAACCATTACATGTAATTTTTGAGAAGATGGTTTGCTTTCTGAACAGGGAAGTTACCATCTATTTCGAATTCTCCTTAAAAACAAGGAAGAGAAAAGTAGTTTCCCGAGGTAAAAGAAATGTTAGCAGTTAGTTTAGTATTCGGTTCATTTCTAACCGTATTGTTTCTTGTAGTGGGAGTAATGGCAGGTTGGGTGGCAAGAGAATACATGATGAACTATCGGGAAGTACCAAGACCTCACCCCGAAATGTTTGACAGTCAGGGTAACCTGATACCAGATGAGGTGATCGCATTTAACTTTGAAAACTATCATGACTACGAGACAAACGACGAAGAAGACATCGACGAGTAAGGCAAAACCTGCTGCTAAAGCAACCAAACCAAAGGCAGCACAAAAACCAATCCCCGACCTTCCTACTAATCCTTTCGTATATGAAATTCTGAATGTAGTTTCTTCAGAAAGGACAAAAGCAAGGAAGGTTGAGGCATTGCGTAAGTTTAATGATCCTGCCACTAAGGTTGTATTGATCTGGAACTTTGATGAGAGTGTAGTTAGTCTTCTCCCTCCTGGTGATGTTCCATATGCTGGAACTGATGAGCAGAATTCTTTCAGTGGCACTCTATCAGAGAAAGTTAGTGATGCTGTTTCCAAGATGAATGAGTTGGGTTCTAACTCTCTTGGATCACAAGATCAAGGAAAGTCTTCTATTCGTAAAGAGTTCAAGCGTTTTTACAACTTTGTTAAAGGTGGTAACGATGGGTTGAGTTCTCTTCGTAGAGAGACTATGTTTATTAATATTCTCCAAGGTCTTCATCCGCTTGAAGCAGAGATCCTTATCCTTACTAAGGACAAGAGACTAGGAGAAAAATACAAAATTACAAAAGAAATTGTTGCGGAAGCTTTCCCTGATATTCAATGGGGTAATCGTTCGTAATATATAATACCAATTGGAGTGTTTATAATGGCAAGAAACACGGCAAGGGTGTCTGAAGAGGCACCTGTAAAGGAAGACCTTATGTATAACTGGACACCTACAGAAAAGGAAAACTCTAGAAAGAAATATGGATGTGAAATCCTAGTTGAAAATGGAACTTGGGAACAGGTGTGTACCAAGGACGTCCCCAATGATGCAAGGATTGTAACCTATGAAGTTGATGGTATTACATGTTTTGACTTGACCAGAAGTCAAAAGGCAGTAAATGTGTTTGATATGTACTGGGATAAGTTTCGTGAAGGACTTAAAGGTATAAAGTACGGAGAGGGTAGGCACAACCCAAAGACCTGGGGATATCAAGCACCCAAAACCAAAAAGAGGAAGTGATTTCCCTGAGCGAGGGAAAAATTCCCGGCAAAATTTTTGCTCTGTAAGGTTTTGTATCGTATTTTACAGAACTTACTTGATAAATACTCACATTAGGGGTATAATACCCTTACGTTCATCCCATTCGCTATTTGCGAATAGTGAATAGGACGCAAGTAAGTCGCGGAACGGAGCGTTCATCCTATGTTATCATTAGCACTCATCTTTTTTAGTCATGTCCCAGTGGAGAATTATCTTCGCTGTGAAGATTTGAAATGGTTGAAGCAAGGATTAGATGAGACAACTCTCTTCACTCCTTTTGAAAAGGCTGATATCTACATCCATTGGATGGAACATACAGACCCTAAGTGTTTTGAAGCACAGGACGCAAACGACTGAAGGAACGGGAGACTTAAAACTCACCCTAGTATTTCAGGTACGACAAATGAACACACTCACTCTGATCAAAAAGCAGATCCAGAAAGCATCAGCACTGCACGACGCACAAATTGCTATGACATCCTATCGTGGTGTTAAGTATGAGTGTCAGCAAGGTGTTGACGAAATTCACGGAACATTCTGCTATCGCGGTCACACTTACAATAAGTAAAACCATGCAAGCACTTCAAGTAGCTGGGTTCGGAACCCTTTTTAGCGTTGCTTTTATTTGCTTGTTATACGGAGAAGTACTTCTTCTAACGAGGAAGTAAAATGGAAGACTATCGGTATCATTACGATGATATGGATAGAGATAACAGACCACCATCATGTTATCAACTCAAATATCGGGGATGTAACTATTGGTCATGTTACCGAATCCATCTGCGAGAATGGTTTGAAAACTTATTAAGATCTGAGGGTTCTTGACGAACCCTCTTTTTTTGTGTATAATTGCTTGAGAGAACCGTATCTCATGGACAAAGAAAAACTTAAACTCATCGTCCGTAATCTTGAACTTCTTGTAGATTCTCTTAAAGCAGAAGTTTATTCTGATACTCAGAGTTATTTGAACTATGAGGATGTAAAAGGAGGACTTCACGACTATGATGAAATCTTTGATGACGACGATGGATACCCAGACTAATGGTTAGTAGATCTAAAAAACTTATCAAGTTGCTTGAGCGCCTAATCAAGCAAGATCATCTCTATACAGAAGAAAAGATCATAGAGATGAAGGCACAACTTCGTGAGTTGAAAGAGCAACTCGCAGAAATAGAAAAGAAAACATCGAAAGGATTTGGTAAATGAGTGTAAAACTGGTTAGTGTGACTCCTGATGCGGAGCAAACAATGGCATATGTTGCTCGTGTGAGCAATCCTAATAATCAGGAAAATCCCAATTATGCTAAGTTGTTGGGTTATTGTATTAAGCACAACCACTGGAGTGTCTTTGAACAGTCGTTCATGACGCTTGAGATTGAGACTACTCGTGGTCTGGCAGCTCAAATTTTGCGGCACCGTTCTTTCACATATCAAGAATTTTCGCAACGCTATGCTGATTCTTCCCTACTCTCGGAGACGATCCCGCTCCCAGAACTTCGTCGTCAAGATACCAAGAATCGTCAGAATTCTATTGACGACATTGATCCTTTCGTCAAGCAGAAGTATGAAATGTTGATGCAGGATCACTTCAGGGACGCGATGGCATTGTATCAAACGATGCTTGATGAGGGTATTGCCAAAGAGTGTGCTCGCTTTGTGCTTCCTCTGGCAACTCCTACCCGACTCTATATGTCTGGTTCCTGTCGTTCTTGGATTCATTACATTCAACTGCGTTCTGCTAATGGAACCCAGAAAGAGCACATGGATATCGCAGAAGCATGTAAGAAAATCTTTTCAGAGCAGTTTCCCACAGTGGCAGAAGCACTGGAGTGGGTCTAAATAAATCATCTTGAATTTGTAACTATGGCGACTTATCCTGTTATTCACAAAGAAACTGGAGAGCAGAAAGAAGTGAGCATGAGTGTTCACGACTGGTCTCAGTGGTGTAAAGACAATCCCGATTGGCAACGGGATTGGTCAGATCCATCTACTTGTCCACAACCTGGGGAAGTTGGAGAGTGGCGAGATAAACTCATCGCCAAGAATCCTGGTTGGAATGATGTCCTAGGTAAAGCAGCAAAAGCACCTCGTTCTAGAGTAAAGAAAATCTAATGGCAAGAAGAAAAAGATCATCTGCAGAGCAACCCATCGGGGTTGGACTCACGGCAAAGCAGATGAAGAGGAAAAAACCTCTTAATAGTGACTATTTGGTAGATATTGAACCACTTACAGAAAACCAAAAAACTCTGTTTGAGTCATATAAAGATGGTAAGCACATTGTTGCTTATGGTTGTGCTGGTACTGGTAAGACCTTTATTACGCTCTACAACGCACTTCAAGATGTATTGGATGAGACCACACCTTATGAGCGTATTTACCTTGTACGATCGCTTGTAGCAACCAGAGAGATCGGTTTTCTCCCTGGATCCCATGAAGATAAGGCAGACATCTACCAAATCCCATATAAGAATATGGTGAAGTACATGTTCCAGATGCCTAGTGATGCTGACTTTGAAATGCTCTACGGCAATCTCAAATCACAAGAAACTATCAAGTTCTGGTCTACTTCGTTCCTTCGTGGAACTACACTTGACAATGCTATTGTTATCGTTGATGAATACCAAAACTTGAATTTTCACGAATTGGATAGTATAATTACTCGTGTTGGTGAAAATACCAAAATTTGCTTCTGTGGTGATGCTGTTCAGTCTGATTTGCAGAAGTCAAACGAGCGTAATGGTATTCATGATTTTATGAATATCTTGCGTAAAATGCCATCCTTCGATTTAATTGAATTTGGTGTAGATGACATTGTACGTTCTGGTCTCGTTAAAGAATACATTATTGCTAAAATGGAAGCAGGTTTTTAATGTTCAATCATGTTGATATTGATCTCCCTCAACTTGAGAGGGAGACTATTGATGGAGTAAGGTACTATAAAGTTCCAGATGATGAAGAACTTCTCCGACTGGTCTCGATTACATCGGTGACCAGTCATTTTAATAAGGAGATCTTTATCAACTGGCGCAAAAAGGTTGGTGATGAAGAAGCAGATCGTATCACAAAGAAGGCAACAAGTCGTGGTACAGATATGCACACCTTGGTAGAACATCACCTCAAAAATGAGGAACTACCAAAGGTTCAACCAATGTCAGATTTCTTATTCAAAATCTCAAAAACAGACCTAAAACGTATAAATAATATTTACGCCTTAGAAGGTTCCCTATATAGTAAGCAACTGGGCATTGCAGGCACGGTTGACTGTATCGCTGAATATGACGGCGAGTTAGCAATAATCGATTTTAAGACTTCTAAAAAACCCAAACCACGAGAGTGGATCGAACACTATTTTGTACAGTGCATGGCATATGGTTGTATGCTGTACGAACTGACTGGCATATCAGTCAAAAAACTTGTAATTATCATGGCATGTGAAAATGGAGAATGCGTCGTCTATGAAGAACGAGACAAATCAAAGTACATCAAACTTCTCACACAATATATTAGAAAGTTTGTTAGAGATAAACTGGAACTCTATGGAACCCAATAAAGAACTAGAACAAGCAATAGAAAGTAAGTTTTTGACTCCTTCTAAATTTGCTCTGGAAATAGAAAAAATTGTAGCAGAAGAAAACTTCAACTACATTGATGCTATTTGCCACTATTGCGAAATCAATAATCTTGAGGTAGAATCTATCACGAAACTCGTTTCAAAACCTCTTAAAGAGAGATTGAAGTGGGATGCAACACGCCTCAACTTTATGAAGAGAACATCGAGAGCAAAACTTCCTCTATGACCGTGACTCCCTTTGAAACTTATCAACATTATTTGTCACTAAAGAATCACTTCACAAATCCAAAATACGATTTCTTCAAATACGGTGCGAGGACTCGTGCCAGTATGACTTCTTTCAATAAACGAAAGGATAAGTACTGGTTCGAAAAGACTTCCCGCAAGTATTCTGATAAAGAAGTCGTAGATTTTTTAGTATCTAATTTCACTGCCACCGACAACCCGCAAAACCTATGGATTGGCGAAATTATCAATTCTGGCGAAAGAAATTACTCCGAGTGGAGGAGACGCCAACAGAGTTTGACGTACTTGTTCAAAGAGCAAAGCAACGAATTGTTATCGGAGAACGAGTTAGAGAGTTTGTTCAAATGTACCAAGGGACACCCCCTGATACTCAAAAAGTTTCTAAGCGGGAGTATATCTCTAGAAACCTTCGTAATTTACGACAAAATATTCCATTTCTCAAAAAACTTTGATAAAAAGTTGGATGATCCAGTGTGGGAAACCGTAAGTTTGAAAATCAAAAAGTATAGTCCGTTCATAAATATTGACGTGTTTAATTACAAAAAAATTTTGAAGGAGATTATTTCTTATGGCACTTGAAAATAATGCAGTTCTTGCACAATTGAAAGAGCAGCGTCAAGCTGCAATTGACCAGTTTGAAACTATCAGAAATACTGTTATGCGTCTTAATGGTGCAATTGAAGTTCTGGAGCAAATCGAAGCTTCTAAAGAGGAGCAGTTGGTAGCAACCGAAAATGAGTGAATTCTTTGAGTCTGATATTATTCAAGACGAACTAAAAGAGATCAATAAACTTCAAGAGCAAATTTATGGGAGTATATTGAGTTTTGGTTCAATGTCTAATGAAACCAAATTAGAACACATTGAGAAACTCCAAACCTTGCTAGAAAAGCAAAGAGTGATGTATACTAGAGTATCTCTTTCAGACGATCCACAAGCGGTTGAGATGAAAGAGAACCTACGCAAGTCGGTTTCTTTGATGGGATTTCCCGCAGAAACCGATATGTCTGTTTTATTCAATAGTATGAGTCAAACAATCGAATCCCTCAAGCAATATCTTGACGACTGAGGGCATCCTTGCTATACTATCCGAGTAAATCCCCCGAATCCAATTAATCCGAGGTAATCCAAATGTCGTTTTCCGACCTTAAAAAGCAATCTAAGCTTGGCAACCTGACCGCGAAACTGGTCAAGGAAGTCGAAAAAATGAATAACAATGGTGGTTCCAGCAGCGATGAGCGTCTCTGGAAACTGGAATGTGATAAGAGCGGCAACGGTTATGCCGTTATCCGTTTCCTTCCCGCTCCTGATGGTGAGGACCTTCCTTTCGTGAAACTCTACAGTCACGCCTTCCAAGGTCCTGGTGGTTGGTATATTGAGAACTCTCTGACTACTCTTGGTCAGAAGGATCCTGTGTCCGAGTACAACACGATGCTGTGGAACAACGGCACCGATGCTGGTAAGGAAGCAGCACGCAAGCAGAAGCGCAAACTGACTTACATGGCAAACATCTATGTGGTCAAGGATCCTGCTAATCCTTCCAATGAAGGTCGTGTGTTCCTGTTCAAGTTCGGTAAGAAGATCTTCGACAAACTCACTGCTGCTATGCAACCTGAGTTTGAAGATGAGGAAGCAATCGATCCGTTCGATTTCTGGCAGGGTGCTAACTTCAAACTGAAGGCAAAGAACGTTGCTGGTTACCGCAACTATGACTCTTCTGAGTTTGCCCGTCCTGATGCACTTCTGGACGATGATGACGCTATGGAAGCAATCTGGAAGAAAGAGTATTCTCTTGCCGAACTCGTTGCTGCCGATCAGTTCAAGTCCTATGATGATCTGAAGAAGCGTCTGGACTATGTGCTGGGTAACAAGGGCACTCCTCGTTATCAGGATCCTGAAGAGTTTGATGAGGAAGAGAACACCCGTGGTTCTTCTCGTGATCTTACCGAAGATCTCCGCGATGAACTGAATACTCTTCAACCCACTCGCACTGTCTCCTCATCCTCTGATGAAGATGATGATGACGCAATGTCCTACTTCGCACGACTGGCAGAAGAGTGATGGGCGAGGCACTAGATGCCTGGATGAATCTAAGTTACGGAGAAGGGTTTCTCTTCTCCCTCTGGATCATCGGCATGTATTATATTAAACTTCGTATGGATCGTAAATTCG